CAGATGCGCGAGGCGCGATACGTTCACAGGGTGCACGGTTCTACGGCTGATGGCAAATCTCGGGGATTGTCCAGTTGCGACGTTTCTGGCGGCGCTTGATGACGATCGCCGAGAAGGTTTCCTTAATTACGCCGAGAACACCTACTCCGTCTACGAGATCTGGCTCTACGCCAGCGTGCTGGGATATGACGACAGCTTCACAGCACTAGAGCGCTGGATCAATAAGCACTACCGCAAGCTCAATAAGCGGGAACTTCTCCTGGCTGAAGCCTGCAAGCTCGAGGCCGACGTCGACTTCCTTAGGCAGCAGGTCCAAGCAGATCTCGTCAAGCCGGATGCTGCGGCCAGTCGCATCGCGCATTTATCCAAGGAATTGCGAGGACACCTGACGGAGATCGACAAGATGACTCGCACCACGGACCGCAAGGGCCTAATCATGGCCGGGGCAGATGCAGTCATGCGTCAGCTGCGGGCAATCTTCAAGGACAACGACGAAGTGGTGACGGCGTTGGACTCGGCGTTTGAGTCTGTGTGGGCACAACTGGAAAACGAGAAGTAGACAGAAATCGCCGAAAGCGCGCGGCGTGGTCTACATGAATAGTGAAAAACAAGTAGATTGTGAGGCATGGCAGGCGCATCGATTGCTCTAGCGCGCAAGAGAAGTGCGCTGAAGGCGGCTCAAAGCATTAAGAAGCAGCCGGAGGTGGTCGTCGAAGAGCCGGTGATCCCGCCTCATGTCCTCAAGGCGAGGGACAACTTCGGCTACTTCTGCGAACTGATGGGCAAGCCACCGGCTCGCCACATGAAGGAATGGCACCGAGCATTCCTCACTAATCAGAGCAACGAACACCTGCTGGACATTGCAGGGCCCAACACCTGCCTGCTCAGTCCGCGGGGTAGCGCGAAGAGCACGGTGCTGGGCCTGCTGCTGGGGTGGCTGATTGGCAGGCACGCGTTGGCGAAGAAGCTGCTGCGGATCCTGTACGTCTCCTACAACGTCGACGTTGCGCGCAATAAAAGCGCTGCGATCAAAAACCTGATCCTCTCGAGGGAATACCAGGAGATCTTCCCGTGTGTCCGTCTATCCAAAACCAGGACATCAGATGAGTTGTGGAGCATCGACTGGGACTTCGCCGAGGTGGATGTTCGCGGTGAGGATGCGTTCACCATCGCCTGCGCTGGCCTGAAGGGCACGATCACCTCGAAGCGAAGCTCGTTGATTGTGGTCGATGACGCCATCAAAAGCGCGGCGTCGATCGCGAACCCCGACATCCGCCGGGAGATGGAGACGAACTGGACGAACGTGATTGTGCCGACGATGTTCCAAGGCGCGCGCGCCATCGCCCTGGGCACGCGGTTCCATTTTGATGATCTGTTCGCGACCATCTTCACCGAAAAGAAGGGCTGGAAAACGGTCGTCCAGTCGGCCCTGCGCTACGACGAGGACGGCCGGCCCAAGTCCTACTGGCCTGAGATGTGGTCGACGAAGTACCTGCTGAAGCTCCAGCACGACGACCGCATTGCTTTCTCATACCAGTACTTGAACCAGCCGGTGCGATCCACCGAGCTGGGTGTGAGCCCCGAGCTGTTCGTGCGCGGTGAGGTGCCTGAGACCTACGACATGGTGGGCGTCGGCATCGACCTCTCGGCGGGGATGAGCGAGCGCAATGACTGGACTGTCTTCACCCTGGCTGGCCGCGTTGACGATAAGTGCTACATCATTGATTACAGGCGCATGCGCTCGATGGGCAACATCGAGAAGGTGGAAGCGTTGTGCGAGCTGTTGATGGAGTGGAACCTGCTTGCCACCAACGACGATGGTCAGTACTTTCCGACAAACTCACCGGTCACGATCTGGCCTGAAGTCGTGGCATACCAAAAGAGTTTCGAGGGGGACCTCAAGCGGATTCTGTTCAATGAATGGCAGCTGTACAACCTCCACATTTCTCCGGTGAAGGGTTTCCGCGGGGACAAGCTCGCCAGGCTGCGAGGGATCCTTGGCCTCTTCCAGGCCAAGAAGATCATTTTCAACAAGTACCGCGATTTCAGCTACATGATCGACGAGATCACGAACTTTGGCCACAGCCCTCACGACGACTGTGCCGACAGCCTGAACATCGTTGTCCAGGGACTGATGAAGCGCGGGGCTGCGCAAATCGAATGGACTTAAACTAGATCCATGAGCCAACCCAAAACCGAGCGTTTTCGCCGCATCCTTGAGGCCGCGCGCAAGCGTGATGGTACGGCTGGTGTTGACACGATGGTGGTCAACTCGCATCTCGCGCAGATGCGGCTATTCATGCTGCGCCAGGGTCTGGAGTTCTTCCCTGCGCAGGACACCTTTGGTTTCCGCAAGAGCTTCCTCGCGGATCTGATCCAGGACAACGAGATCGACGCGCGCCTTGAAGGCATCGTCGATGACTTCCTGCTGGACGGTAAGGGGCTGTGGTACTTCCGCCCGGTGCAGGACACCTACCGCTTGATGTGGTTCAGCAAGGAGAACTACCGCGCCTATTACGACGCCGCGGGCCAGCTGGAAGAGGTGGAGCTCATCTATAGCTTCACCGTGCGTGATGGCATCGGCGCCATGGGCTCGATTGCCGGTGGCGATGGCGGCTCCCTGCGTTACGTCAAGCTGCAGGTTCGCCGGGACACCATCAAGGAATCCATCACGACCGAGAAGCCGAGCTTCGATGCTGGTGTCGCGACCCTGAACTACGCGCCCAACACGACGCGAACGCTGCGAAACAGCTTGGGATTCATCCCTGCTGTCGAGTCTTTCAACAATATGCGCTCGACTGGCATGGATGCCAGTGGCGAGTTCGATTGGCTCAGCGATCACATCGTGACGCACGATGAGCTGATCAAGAATATCCGAGCCAATATCACCTTCTATGGAAACCCGACCTTGGTTTCCAGCCGCCCGAAGCAGGACTTGATCGAGTCGGGCGATGGTGACGAGTTTCGTCCGACAATCAGTTCACAGGCCGGCTTCTACGCTGCGAATCGACCCTCGACGCGACTCAGCTCACCTTTGGGCGCCGGCGGTGGTGGCGGCGGGGTGAAGGTGCCTCGGATTATCGCCAACATCGAGGCCACCGATCGTGTCGCCTACATCACGCCGGACGCGGTGAGCGGCGATCAGAACCTCTACGCACGCCAGTACCGCGAGGAGCTGCGCAACGCCATGGGTGGCGTTGACGAGCTGGGCATCAGCTCCGGCGCGACGGCATATGAAGTCAAGTCGCTGTATGGCCGGGCTGCGACAACAGCCGCTCGCAAGTGCCGCGGGCTGTTGACCTACGGCCTGTGCAAGCTGCTGGCACTTGTGCTGTTCAACGAAGAAAAGATCTTCCGCGAATCCTTTGCCGCTGCCGTTGGCCTCGAGGAGCCGCCCGTGCCGTTGCGTGAGGAGTTTGCGGATGCCGAGCAATACCAAGAGGCGGTTGCAGCATTCCAGGAGGCATACCAGCAATTCGAGCAAGCGCTGGAAGCCCAGATTGCCGAAGCGGTGCAAGCACGTCAGCTTCCGCCCGGTGTGGTTGGGCTGATCCCTGACGGCGATCGAAAGATCGAGTGGCGCTGGAAGGGGCCAGTCTTTGAGGATTCCACAGAAGATATACTGAACTCAAGCATTGTTGTGCGCAACCTGCAGGAGCTCGGTGTTAACAGCATCGAGGCCCTCAGGTACCTCTTCCCGGATAAAACCGACGAAGAGCGCAGCGCAATGCTTAGTGGCTATCCATTCCGAATGGCTCAAGCCACGCAGCAAAGCATTGGCACCTTCCTGTCGCTGATTCAAAACATGCGACAGACCCCGCATCCGCAGGCTCCGGACCTCCCCCTGCTGGCGGATCCCAAGCTCGATTTGACGCCCTACGTCTATCGAGCCCTCGAATTCCTTAAGAGAGAACTGACCTATGCAGGACAGTACAACGATGGCGACGGCAGTGGCGACCCCGCAGCCCTCGATCCCATCCAGCGTGGCCGCGCCGACCGTGGCCTCCCCGTCGATGCCGCAGGCACCCCAAGCTTCGTACCCGACGGCTCAACCCCAGGCTCCGGCTTACTCCCCGGAAGCTCCGGTTTCAGTGCCTCAGGCCAACCCGTGGCAGGCGGCGTACCAGGGTCTGCTCGCCAGCTTGAGCGCGACGCCGCAATCCCAGCCCCAGGCGTCCTACTCGGCACCGACCCAACAGGCGGCCCCTACCCCGGCGGCCTACCTGCAAGCACCGGTGAGCTACCAGGCGGCTCCCTCCGTTACGGCGCCGCTGACCTCAGCATTCCCACAAACGGCGGCCTATTCCCAGGCGATGCCGGCACAGGCGCCGAGCTACAGCAGCGAGCAGAGCGCAGCCGCGAGCGACGAGTATCTGCAAAGCGTCAGCAGCGAAAGTCTTGAAGTTCTCCAGCACTTCGGCGCTGAAGCCCCTGCCCTGCTGAATCGCTACGCCTGCGTCGTCGAGGACGCTCTCCTCGCCCAGGCCCAGCAGACCGCTCAGGCTCTGCAGCAAATCCAGGCCATCCAGGGTCAACTGCAGAACTCACACACCGTGATCGAGGCTGCCGCTGAGGACAATGCCGCGTATCACACCCTGCTGACCAATCCCGAGATCCTCGCTGAGTACGTCAACGAGTTCTTCGGTCCCGAAGGTCCCTACCCCACCGAGCTTCCCCAGGATCGCCTGGCCGCTGAGGTTGCCGCGAACGAGCGTCGCTTTGCCCCCCCGGCTGCGACCTATCAGCGCCCGCAAATGGAAATGCCCGCTCCCGACGTGCAGGCAACCAATGGCGGCGGTGATGATTTCTGGGCCACCTTCTCTGCCATCAGCGAGCGCAATCCCGCCGCTGCATGGCAGATGCTGAGCCAGGCTTCCCCCGAAGCGCTGCGCAGCAAGGTGCTGGTATCTGAAGGCTGAGGCCAGGAGAGCGAGATGGCAAACCTGCCCCCCGGCCTGCCGGCGCACTTTAATCCCGTCGCTGCTGAACTGAAGGCAGGGCCAGCACCTGCGCAAATGCAGCAATCGCTGCAGCAGGAAGCGACCCGCCAGGATGTACGCAACGAAGCGCGCGAAGCCGCAGCGAATGCTCTGGTTCAACGCGCGAAGAAGGCCGTGCAACTTGCTGTTTTGCAGCAAGGAAGTGGCGACCCTAGGGCTACTCTGCCGGGCCTGACGACAATCGCAGATCGACCGGAGCTCCTGAATAATATCGGGCTCTGAACGAGGCTGGTTAGATTAGGGCTACGGCGTCAAACGTGAATGCGTTTAGCGGGCAGCCCTGAGCTATTCGATGCCCTGGTTCGGCAATATGCCGGCCGGGGCATTCCTCGTGGAGCCGCGCAGCACTTGGCCGCTGAGATTGCGACAGGCGATCAGCAGGTCGAGAGCAAGCTTGACGCATTCTTTGGTTTGTACGAGTTGCTGCAGTCGAAGGGCTACAGCGAGTCAGCGGCGCAACATCTGGCCGTTGAAATGATGGAAGGTCGAGAGCCAATGGCGCATTCGACACGTCGCTTTGCTGGCATTTATGGCGATTCATCCCCAGACGCTGTCATTAGCGACACGCTTGATCGAGGAATTTGAAGGGATTGAGCTTCAGGCCTACCTCGATCCAGTCGGCATCCCGACGATTTGCGCTGGGCTGACGCGCTATCCCAACGGAGAGCCAGTCCGCATGGGTGATGTTTGCGATCACCGCATCTGCAAGCGCCACCTGGAAGAACTGCTGCGCCGTCAATACATACCAGCCATGGAATGTATACCAGGCTGGGACAGGCTAGGCCCTAAGCGCCAATCGGTTCTGCTGAGCTTTGCGTGGAATCTCGGTGCAAAGTTCTATGGCAGTGCGGGGTTTGAGACCATCACCCGAGTCCTGCGCGATGGCGCCTCAAGAGCCGAGATCTATCAGCAGATGCCCCAGGCACTCATGCTGTACGTCAAGGCAGGCGGAAGGACACTGGCTGGGCTAGTCAATCGTCGCAAGCGCGAAGGCGAAATCTGGCAACAAGAAGACGACGGAACCATGAAATTCATCGCACAACAGGACACGCTCCTCAAGAAAGCGGCCATCGACAGTCACTACCTCTCTGACGCCGGTAAGCGACCGGTCGCCAAAGGGGAGTTACTGGCAATCAGCCGGCTCGATGAAATCCCCGGCGACAGTCACGCCTGGGTGTCACTCAACGGGAGCGGCGAGCGTTGGGCGCTGTTCATGCCCCACTGGCTCGAGGAGCAAGCCAAGCCTGCACCAGCAGCTGCACCCAAGATTAACTGGAATGACTTTAGCTGCCCGGTCGGGAAATACATCACGGTCGGCGAGGTGCTGCAATATGACGCGCGCCGCAAGCCCAAAGCAGGCAGCGCGGAAGAGAAAGCCATCATTGAGGTGTGCAAGCAATTTGATGCGATCCGCTCGGCATGGGCCGGCCCCATCGGTATCACCAGTGGTTATCGCCCGGAGCCGATCAATAGCCAGGTGGGCGGCGTACCAGGGAGTTATCACGTCAAAGGAATGGCGCTTGATATCTATCCCATCGGCGAATCCCTGCAACGCTTTCATGAATGGCTCGTGCAGCGCTGGAGCGGAGGGTACGGCGACGGACGACCAAAGGGATTCATCCATATCGATACACGCAATAACGGAAAGTTCAGCCCCCGCGCTGGAGTCAGACCAGCAGCAATCTGGGATTACTGAGCTCGTTAGACTTGCTTTAACGCGTAGACACCTGGCGAGCACACATGGCCGTCATCGACAAGATCAATCGCAAAGGTATTGACGGCAAGCGGGTGATCACGGGACCCGCCGAGCTGGTCGGCCCTAAGTCAGGTGATACCAAGAGCGATTTCGCTCGACTCAGTGGCATTCGCGGCTCGGTTGATCAGTACGAAATCACTGATGGCGCTGGAACCAATGCCGGCGCCTATACCGTGACTGTGCGGCCCTACAGCGAGAACGGCTTCACCCAATCGCATCGCGCCGTTGGGGAGATCGCAGTGCTGCG